TATCATTAAATAAGTACCATTCACTATTTGCATTTTTAACATAAGCAGTGTAATGTCCTCCTAACGAACCACCACTATGATTACAAACACCATACAAATCATAAATATATGATTCTTTATCATAACCTTTAACATATTTTCTCAAATCTAAATTTTCTAAAGGAAAGGTGACAAGTCTCTGATTTTTTCGGTTCATATTATTAAATCTCTTCAAAGCAATAACCAACACTTCAGGGAAACTCCAGAAAATAAATCCTTTTGTAACATCCTCTTTCTGGTTTGTTTCTTCGTTAAACCATCCATTATCACCTTCCAGTTTTTCTGGATCATAGTAGTTGTCAAAACAATCATACAATGATAATGTTTTACTTGAATTGAAATCAATAGCCAAGTCAACCATAAAATATGGTTCTGGAGAATAACTTTTAATTTCCTTTCCATCTAAGGAAGCAATTTGTGATACATGTATTCCATAAAATATACCTAGAATCTCAGAATATTCTTTTTTGTACATATTCTTCATCATTTCATAACATTCTTTAGCCAATTTATCAGTGCTATTTTGTGCTATACCTTTAATATTCATTTCCACTTCTCGCATTAAAGCCGAATGAAAACTATCAATAATAAAAAGTAAAAATTCTGGAAGATCATTTTGGGCAAAACCTGTAAATAAATCACGACCTTTAATTCTTGCTATTTTTTGAACTGCTTGAACCCATCCAGCTGGATTAATAGTGCAATTTTCACTCCACATTAATGTTCGCAGCTTATCCCATTCCATTAACAAGACCGATTCTGGTTTTTTATTTAACTTCTTTTTATAATCTTCCTTATCTAAAAAGTCATTCAACATATAAGTGTGTGATAGTATCTGCATACATGAATTTATGAAACATGTATTTCCCAAATTTGCTAATCCAGTTAAACCCTTTCCTTTGTATTTTTCGACCTGTGAATCATTCATTAATACTAATATTGAGTTCTTATATTTAAACATATTTTGTATAACTATTTATATGACGAATAATTATAATCCTAGAACCTTGATTGATAGATATCTTGAAGAAGTTAGTAGTTTACGACCCCTTCTTTTTAGGTATATCAATATTCTAGAAAACATTGAGTCAAATACAAGTTATTTCGTACAGCGAAGTCTGAGACATGAAGAGAGAATGATGCGTGAACATCGTAATTCAAGAAATAGAACCCGGGATCGGACTTCACCTGTTGAAACTACTCGTTTAAGAAGTTCCAATAGAATACCACAACCTCGTCATTCAAATACTATTACATCTAGAAGAGATCCTACAGATGAAACAACCGAGAACTTTTCTAGGATTATTAATAATTTGCGAAACTTAAGCGAGAGGAGAAGAAACGAGTCTGCTCCTATTCCTCGTCCGAGAGCAAACGTGGCAACAGATTTGTCTTTTAATTTAGATTTTTTAGCACCAGTTCCAGTACTTCCTTCGCAGTCTGAGATTAGAAACGCAACCGAAACAATACATTTTGGTAATCTTGGTTCTGGTCACAATCAAACTTGTCCTATTACACAGCAACCTTTTCACGAAAACGAACGTATTCTTCAAATCATACCTTGCGGACATTGTTTCAACAGAAGAGCTCTTTTAAGATGGTTTGGTCAAAGTGTACAATGTCCTGTTTGTCGATATGATATTCGTGAATACAATCCTAGTGCCCAAATTAGAAATCCTTACAGAAGACCCGAATCAAACAATCAACCTAGCAGAGAAGAACAAACATTAATCGATAATATTCAACGTTCTATTTCAAATACTATTCTTAGTCAAGTACCTGGACTTTCTAGGGAAGATATTTCCGGAAATATTAGAACAAATACTTTTTTGCGAGACGGGAGCGGTAATTTTCTAGCTATGGGTGAACCAAATGTTACCGAATTTACATTTGAATTTCCACCAGCTTCTGGACCAGCTACTTTTCCAAACTTATCATCTACAATGCCGCCAGTAAGACCGCCACCACCGCCACCTCCTCATGATCCACCAGAAATGCCTGTACAAAGCCCGGATTCTCCTGCTGAACCATCTTCAAATGAAGATAATAATTCTAGTGGGTCTGATAGTGCAACAATGATTTAACAATATCATCATAGTTTATAATATTGTTAATTAAAATACACTTTTCGCAATCTCTCCATTGTTTCATCTGAAATACGCTTTGTTAAAAGTTTTCTTGGATCTACATTTTTTATCATACTAATAATAAAATACAGCGAGTAAATCCCACATTCAGTATCTTCCATCTGGTGCTCTTTATCATTTATGATAGTTTCGTCAAAGTTTATATCTAGATGTCTTCCCTGTTTTACAATTCGCTTTACGAGTTTTCCGACTCGCCTAGGCATTGGGTCTCCTGTGCTATCAAAATAGAATATAAATTTCTTTTGGGTATCGATAAAGAGAGAAGTCCAGTGAGAACCCTCTTTATAATGCGGATCTAAATTGAAAATAACACCGATTTTGCGTTTACCTCGTTTTAAACAATCGCTTAACTGAAACTTACATAATTCTTCCCATACACATTCACCATATATCTTGTGGTGATCAAAATCAATCGGAGAAGGTCCGATAAATTCAAAATGATGATATTTACGCTCGTATTGCTTCATTACCTTTTCAATATCTACACTGGTTAGCCAAGTGTTAGGCTCTTTTTTCCAACTAGCAGGTGAAGTTGGAGCAAATGTATAACTTTTTAATTCTGTATTTAATTTGCCTTTCATAAACTTTTGTCTCATCCAGCAAGACTCTCTGTTGCATATGCTAGACATATGTTGCCTTAACTGGGACCAAATTTCTCTCCCATCATTAGAATGAATTTTTACATCTGGATGTCTTGCGTTCCAGTATTTTTTCATACGATGTAAACTATCGTCGGAATAACATGAAAATTTATTTTTTCGTGTAGGACTGCAGTTTTCTTTTTTGAGTTTTTTTCCCTTATGATGATGTTTTTTTTTGGTTTTACCCATAGTATATTATTTATTGATATCTTTTTTTTTCTTTTTTCGGTTTTTACCTCCTTTACCTTTAATCCCTTTATTTTTAAGCTCCGGTGTCTTTAAATTTACAATCTTTTTCTGAGGAGGAGGGTGAGGAGCGTCTGTATTTGTTTTAATAACATAGTTATCTAATGTAGCTACTGGTGGATTTAATCCAGACTTTAAAAACTCACTATCCAATTCGCACATAGATATATCTTCTCTTTTACTTAAATCTCTCCCTTCTATACTTCCGTATTGTTTTTGAAGGATATCTGTTTTGTCCACTATTTTTAAATACATGATACAATGTTTGATATAGTTATTAAAATTATTTTTAACACCTTGTGGCATTTCATTTTCCTTAAATAGGTCTTTGGTTAATTGAATGATGCGTCTTCTATAAAATTTTTTATCATTTGTGAAATTTACTTTAATTTCCTTTTCTTGTGTAGCCATATACTTTTGGTACATATCGGCGCTCATTAAGTATTCAAGTTCGTTGTGAATATTATTTTCCATTACAATAATATTCACATTAATTTTTCTCACATTTATCACAATTATTCAGCATTTCAACGCGAGTACAATTATTAAAGATTGCTTTTCCAACATTAAGAGTATTAGGATTAAATGGTGCTAAATCTGGATTTTTAAATAATTCAGGGAAAGGTTGATTTACAGGTTGTGATGTAACACTCACTTTAAACATATCGCTATTTGTTGATGGAATATACTTTGCCTGATCACATGACTGAAGGGCAAAAAACTGGTTGCGAAGTGAGGATTCTGTATTAATACCGCTTGCAAATCCAGACCAAGGAGCCTGTGCATTCCCGGGATTAAATACCTGTTTAGAATTATATGTTGGATAAGATTCCATTTTCACATCGTGATCCACTCGATTCAAATCTACCATTGGGAAAAGAGAGTATTTTGTTGGCGTAGGTCGCATTGAGAAAGCAGGTTGAAGTGGTGCTGAAGGAATATTTCTTGAATAAATACGATCATTAAGTTCTTGAACACGCCCTTGATTACATTGATAAACACCATTTACTACACCATGCATTTTTTGAGATGACAAATCGCTCATTTATATACTATAATTATAATAAAATTGAATAATATTACCTAAAGATAAAAGAATATAATATTGTAAGATGTGCGGAATTTTTTGCCTACTGAATTCAAAAGGAGAGGACAAAGGATTTGTCAAAAGACAATTTGACAAATGTCAAAATAGAGGACCTGAGCAAAGTAAGTTATTCTTTGATAAGGAAATGGATGTCTATCTAGGATTTCATAGGTTAGCAATTAATGGATTGGACACCAGTTCCAATCAGCCAATGACTATAGATAACAGCATTACATTAATTTGTAATGGTGAAATTTACAACTACAAAGAATTATTTGAGCTTATGGGTATAACTACTCCTGAAACCAACTCTGATTGTGAAGTCATCTTGCATCTCTATAAAAAATATGGTATTGAACAAACATTACAAATGCTTGACGGAGTTTTCGGATTTATTATCTATGACTTCCGCGATATTGACAACAAGAAGATATATGCTGCCCGTGATCCTTATGGTGTCCGACCTTTATTCAAGCTTCATACAAGTAAAGGTTATATTGGGTTTGCTTCACTACTCGTTAATCTTTCCAAATGGAGCGAGCGGAATGTCTCGCTAGGATACCATGGAGGTTCATGGGATGAGGAACATTCACTTAAGGAAAACATCCAGCGCGATTTATTGAGTAAGTCATTAGAGCAATTCGAACCAGGAACTTATTCTGGTTTAAGTGTAAAAAATGCAAACTGGGTTTATGATATTGAAAATAAACCTTATTCTCATTTCGGTTTTATGGAACAACCCGAATACGATAATTGCGATGAGTTTAACCTAAACTTGTATTTGAATGGAATTCGTGAATATTTTACTAAAGCTGTCCAAAAGCGTGTTGAAAATACCGATAGACCAGTGGCTTGTCTTCTGTCGGGTGGACTAGATAGCAGTTTAGTGGCTGCCCTAGTGAATCAACATCATAAGGGGGAACTTGAAACTTATAGTATTGGATTGCCTGGGTCGGAAGATTTAAAATATGCCAGAAAAGTTGCTGATCATCTTGGTACAAAACATACTGAAATTGTCGTAAGTGAAGATGATTTCTTTAATGCAATTCCTGATGTTGTGAAAGCCACTGAAACATGGGATACTACTACAAACAGAGCAAGTGTTGGAAACTGGTTGATAGGAAAGTATATTTCAGAACATAGTGAAGCAAAGGTTATATTTAATGGAGATGGGAGTGATGAATTATCAGGTGGATACATGTATTTTCATAAAGCCCCTGATCAAATTGAATTTGATAAAGAATGCCGACGATTGCTTTCTAACATTCATTACTTTGATGTACTAAGATCGGACAGATGTATTGCGTGTCATGGTCTAGAAACTAGAACGCCATTCTTGGACAGAGCATGGGTTCAATATTATTTATCTATTCCAAAAAGATTTAGGTCCCATACACTGAAAGATCTTCCAGAAAAGTTTCTTATTCGAAAAGCTTTTGATTCAGGAATTTTACCGAAAGAAGTTATTTGGAGAACAAAAGAAGCCTTTAGTGATGGGGTTAGTAGCCTAAAGAAATCATGGTTTCAAATTATTGATGAAAAAGTAAGTCATGTTACTGACTTTAAAACACATGAACCGCTTCTTAAACTCCTTACACCAACTCCAGTAACTCCAGAACAGATGTACTATCGTTATTTATTTGAGAAAAACTATCCGGGTTGTGGTAACGTGGTTCCCTACTATTGGATGCCTAGATATGTTGACGCGACAGATTCCAGCGCTCGTACTCTAGAAGTTTTTAAACAAGCTATGAAAAGAGAAGAAGATGAATAATAATAATTTCGCTATAAAATATATATGGAATGGTACAAACAATTCTATACATATTTAATTTATCTATCTTATATTCTTGAAATCTTATTGTACTTTGGAATTATACAATTTGGACCTGTTTATATGGAAAAGATAATGACCATTATTAAGCTTTATATTTCAGGATACTTAATGTATAAACTTAACCCATTTTCAAGTAAAAAGGTTGTCTTTGATGAATTTGAAAGAAATCTAGTTTTTAGTTGTGCAATTTACTTATTTTTATCAACAAGTTTAGTTGATTCGTTAAATTTTCCTAGTGTTTAATTTTTCTAGTTTTATGACTGCGTTTACCACGAAGTTTTCTCGTACCATTAGAATAATTTTCATTAAAAAATGATTGTAAGTGCACCATCATTTTTTTACTGACAACTTTGTCCACACTATGCTCTTTAGAAGACTTATTATAATATGGATGTCTGTAATTTTTTAAAAATCGCAATGATAACGTTGTAAATTTATCTATATTATTTTTATAATACTTATGGATAAGGTGTTTGCCTATTTTACTTTTAATAAAACGATCAATCATTTCCGGAAATGAAATGCTATAATGATAAGGTTTTACATTAATGTAATAAACCTTATCATGTTGCATATCTTCATGTAGCTGGTCATCAAGAAAGCAAATTTCGGTACTTTTTGGTATTTTTGTACATCGTACAAAGTCATCATAGGTTTTATCGTGGGTAGTGCGACATAACTCTACCCTTTTTCCTCTTACTTTAAAAGCACATATTACTTGACTAAATAATTTGTAATCGAGTTTGTGTTCTATGTAGTTTTTTATATGCATTGTCCATGATCTAGGACCTTGATTGTTTGTGTAGATCATAATTTTATTTTTCTTAGACTTCTTATTTTTCTTAACCAGAAATTTTAAAATAGTAAAAATGTGGGGTCGAAAAAATTCCGGATACAAATCGCATAATTTGTTAAACGTTAATTGTCCCAAATCATGATTCAAATAGTGTTGTATTGTATCCCATAACATACCTAATTCTGTAAAATACCCTAATGTTTCATCTAAATCAAATACAACAATCTTACTGATTTTGTTCATAAATTATAGTAAGACTTTAATTTATAAACATTTTATGATTCTAACTTACAATTTAAATGTTTGGTATTATTAATGATAATTGTTAAACCACAATCATGGACTTTAGAGGAGTGGGTTGAAGCCCAAGTTAAGATAAAACAATTGTCCATTCGTAAAACTTTTCACTGGAAAGCGTATGATCATTGCAGTGCTAGAGATAAGTACTTGAATCTTCCTATTATTATTTTAACCAGTCTTATCAGTACAACCGCTATTTCTCAAACAGCTTCGTCTGAGAATTCTGATGCTATGAATTATGTCATTTCTGGAACTAGTTTATTGGTTACTGGTCTCACTTCACTAAGCAAATACTTCAACTATTCAGAATCAAAAGAAGCTCATCGTCAAGCAGCGTTAAATTATCTTAGGTTGCGTTCAGAACTTGCAGAACTTCTTAGCACAGCACATATCGAAAAGCAAGAAACAAAACCAATTTCGTTTGCTGAATTTACTAAGATGTATTATAATAAGTTCATTTCAGTAAGAGAAAATGCCCCTACATTACCTGGTTCAATCCGCAAAGCTATGGATCTTACTAATAAAGAGAAATGTAAAGAGTTGAAGGAAAAAATTCGCACCAGAAATGCCCAAAATACAAAAATAGATTTTTCAGAAGTTGTCGAAGAAGAAGAAATAGCAACTTTACACATGAATCAAGCAGAAGAAAGAATGATGAACTCAACTGATATTTAAAATTTATTCGTAGCTATATGTATATCTATGAATTCATTAAATAAGGATGATTATATAACTATCCTTCAATATTATTCTATCCCATATCAAGATTTGACTTTATTTGAAATGGCTGCCAAAGCAGAAGATATTTTGGCAAATAAACTTTGTCGTTGTATCAAAAAGGTTGAAAAAACGACAAAAGATAAGAAAAAGGCGATTGCTGTTTGTACTAATTCTGTTTTAAAACAACGAAATTTAAAGGTATACAAATATAAGTGTGATAAGAAAATCCAACTTATTCCTCATAAAAAAACAAGAAAAAAACTTCATAAAACCTCTAAACGCGTGAAAATGGGAACACGGCGTTACTTATCTAAATAACTTAAAACAGCTATAATAATTTCTTCTTGATGATTTATTTTTTGAAATAAAACACATTCGTCCATTTTAAACTGCATAAATCTATTAAATGAGTTTTTACATATAACATGTGTTCCATCATCATTTATTTTTAAATCACATACAATACCACCATTCGTTAACTTTATTTTATCAGGATTGGAAATATTGATCCAGCGAATGTAGCTGCCATATTTTAAATCATTTAATTCATCGATATATCTATATAATTTTAGCTTTTTATTTAATTCTTTAACAAGTTGTCCATCTAATTGAAGTTGTTGAAGAATATCATTTTTATCTTTAGCGATTTTTTCTTTTGTAAGATTTATTAAAGAGCTGTTTTCTTCATTATCAAGAGCATTTGCTAGGGTATCAACATCTATGTTATCCATATAAATTAAGTTGGATTATATTTTTATTTCATTATTATTTAATTTCTTTAATTTATATATGTCTAGTGTTAAATCATTGATCGCTCAAGATAAACTATTTGATACTTTATTTTTACTATTTTTAGGGACGTTGGTTGGTTTTATTGGGGGCGGGGTAACTGCATGTCAAATTCAGAAATTAGTACGAGATAATATTTACGTTAAACAATTCTTGTTTTTTATTATTATTTATTTTACAAATTCGTTCGTTCAAAAAAGTAGTAGTCTTTGGCGCACTTTTTCAACATCAATTATATTGTACATTATTTTTGTTATGTTAATGAAAAATAACTATAAAAGTATTATGATTGTATTCGGTATACTATTTATTAATAAACTTTTGTTACAATACAAAAATCAGTTATTAAAAGATACCAAAAACACACCGACTATTAAAATGATAGATAATATTCGTTATTATTTAACATTGTTCGCCGCTGTTGTTATGATTTTAGGATTTGGACAATATTATATGGAAAAAAAGAGTGAATATAAAAAACAATTTGATAATATTACATTTATATTCGGTTCAAACAAATGTAAAAGTTTATTATAACACATAGATTTATTTATAGTAAATTTTAAATAAGTT